CTGAATCAAATTTAACTTTCTTGCCAATCTGCTCTGCCGTTGCAATGAACTCTAACTGTGTCTTTGCTCTGCTTTTATCGTATGCAATAAACATTGCTAAATAAAACGGGAGTATGAAAATTCCTGCGGTAAAAATAGCGATGGTTGTCCAAAAGATTTCCCAGTTCATCTTTGCTTCTCCTTTTCCACTCCTCGTATGTAAAGCACCAATGAATTCTTATCATTTTTTGGCGGTAGATAAATTAACGAGCGAACATATTGTGAAGAGTCGTCAGGAAGAATTCCCGCATCCACAATCCCGTCAATCGCCGCTTTAACTGCTGGGTTACACGCTCCAACATCTTGAAGCCTCCCGCCTTTTTGATGAGGTTCAGCCGTTACGCTTATCCACTTCATAGCAGGTATCCTCTCACTTTTAGCCAGAAGTTCAAAAGCCAATCTCCAAGTCTTTGTGAGTTCGGCTCTCTCCCATCTGTTTCCTGCGCGTTCAGCGTTTGTAGTCCACGGGCGTTGGTTGAACTCAAGGCGATAGATAACCTGCTCTGAGTCGTCTGCGTAACAAATACAATCCATGTGCTAAAAATGAGGCACCGCCCGATTTATGTCAAGTTGTCGCTTTTCGCCCAAATTGTCTATTTTCCACCAAATGCCCGTTTTGTCCTGAAATGCAATAGTTTCTGCTAATTCAACTTTCTCAATCAAGAAACCTAATTCACGGGCTGTGTCTCTATTGGACTCAACCCATCCATGACATCCTGTTGTCCCGCTACCGCATAACAAAATTAGATTCGCTGGAAGATGAAGCAACTCATTACGAGAGCCACCCATCATCCGAGGTCTGCGATGGTGAACTGAGATACCGTCGTAGGATGTTTCTAAACATCTTTCGCATTTGTAGTTGGCTCTTGCAATTACAATCAATCGATTCTTAACATTGACTTTTAATTTAGGCTTAGCCATTGAACTCTCGCATCCGCGAGGGCGTCCAAGCAAGCAGGGCATACCGCTGTCGTCGTCTGTTGCGCCAGTTGTATAACCAACTTACAAATCGCAATATCATCATGAGTCAGATGCCACCTCTCCATTATTTTCTTCCAAATTAGCATTTGAACTCCTGTTCAGGCTTTCTCGAATCTGTGCCGTGTAAATTTCTACCGATTTAGGTGACGCCGCTTTTTCCCTTGCCATCTCGAACTCAAGGCTTATTTTTTTGCTTCGCTCTTTTTCTCGGAGATTATTTACCTTGATTCTCCAGATTTTATTTATGTGCGATGGATTTACCATTACCTCGGTATTTGCGTAGTGTTGATAAAGACACAAACGCCCATCGGGAAACGCTAAATCCTCATCCAAGGATTCATGCCACGCCCTTACTTTGAACTCATCCAATTGGATACGCCCGTCATATGTAGTTGCTATCCCAAGAAGTAACGAGACCTCAGAAAGATTCATCTTTGAACTTTTCTGCTAATTCCATCGCCGTGTTTCGTTCTCGCTGGGCTTTAGTTCTCACGCCAACTCCCCTTAACACTAAATCCATCTGTCGCATCGTCGGGACTGTCCCGATGTAATCAAGTGCTTGTTCAATCTGCTCAGCCGTAAAGCCACGAACTTCCGCCGCCTTTGTAATCTGAAGGAGCGAGTGCCATGCACCCTTGCCGAGAGGTTTGATTTTTTGTTTTTCCCACCAAGATTTTGCCACTAATTCTGAGACGGCGATGACTGCGATAGCAGTCTCGCTCTTTGTTGTAGATAGGACGGATGTATAGGACGGATGGTACGGAGTGGAGTTGGGGAGTGAAGGGGTCAGAGTTGGGGAGATGTCCTCATCTGAGTTGGGGAGTTCATCATCCATTATTGGTAGCGACTCCCCAACTTTGTTGGGGGCTTTCTTCCATAACAATTGATAGACCGTAGCCTTACCTCTTGAACTGCCTTTGGTAATAATCTTCAAATGACCATCAGCAATCATCTGATTTATTACCTGTCGGACATACTCAACAGAGCATCTACCTTTTTCAGAAAGATTTTTCTGCGAGGCAAAGAATCGTCCATCGTCGTGAGAAATATCAGCAAGGGCAAGATGAATCAAAAGACGAGTGCCGTCATAAGGCGAATCACTCCACACTTTTGTTATCCATCTAATGCTCACAAATTGCCTCCACAATGGGGACAACACTTTTTGCGTCCCTGTAACTCAACGATTCTTCCGTAAATGTAATTCAAATCCACATAAACCTTGCAACCGTTTCGTGTCTGTTTGAGACGAGCGATACGCCCTGATTTATGGAGAACTGACAATACACCTGAAGAGGTGCCATGGTGAAATCCAGTTATCTCGCTGAACTCTTTCCAAGTTAAACCGCTATCTTGCATTTGATTGAGAATCTTGAGGGCTTGCACCTGACGCTGAGCAGTCTTTCCAGACCTATCAGCATCAAGTGCTCGAGCCTTAGATGTTTGTGTCCCGCTGTGTCCTGAACTCTGGTTATACGGTAATTCGGGTAGGGTCAATTGATTCGACTGCATTGGTGTCCTCTTCCAACTTAGGCGGAGTGATTAGAGCCTGTTGCTCTTGAAACTTTGCACGAAGATAATTTAGGTTGCCCTCGTTATAGCCGTTTTTATTTTCTGTGATGTATTGACCAACTCTGGCAAGAGTTTCTAAGTCTTTTGCCAAGGTAATGTTTTTTTCTATCACAGATACAGGCATGACATCGGCTTCCGATGAGCGCTCGTATGAACTCGCATCGGGGTCAGCATCATCTGTTGGTAAACAGAGTGACTGCAGTAGCGCTGTACGAAAAGCAACTGACATCGCTTTGGTGGTCGCTTTATCACCTGCATCCATCGCCTCTGCTACGACGGTGGATTTAATCGAATCACCATTGGCTCCGATAAATGTGTAAGTGACTTTGACTCGAACATGACCCATGGCTGTTCGATTGCGACCAATCTCGACTGTCGAGTAATCGTAATCTTCAACTGATGGCACGACGAGAACCCCATACTTTTGAAGTGCTGGAGATACCGCATTGACTACTGAATCGATGCCTCGAAAGTTAAATCCTTGAGATGTGTTTTTATCTTTTTTTGCAACACCGCCAACTGCCTTCATGACTTCGGCAAGTGCTTGCGCTATCGGTAATGCTGTTTCCATGATTGCCCTCTCTACTTTGCAACTACAAACGAAACGGATGTCTCGCCTTGTATAACTTTGACCTCGGGTACAATTTCACCCTGAGTTGAAATTACCTGATTATCGTCAGTAATCAAATCGTTTAACGCTTTTTTGTTTATCTCCGTTTTAATGCGAAGCAACTCAGGATTGGCAGTCTTAGCCCATTCGATGAACTTCTCTTCGGACTCAAACTCAATCTTTGGTCGCCCACCTGTTGTCTTGATTGTGCCGTGGGGCAGAACTACCGATTTACGACCTTCAGAGCGCTGTTGCAGGGCGTAAGGATGCAGGTTGGACTCAAACCACACGGCATCACTTTCCAAGCCTTTATTTACTGTTTCTAGCCATTCTTGGACTCGATTAACTTCAGCCTCGAAGATGGCTTTATTGTCGTCTTGCTTGCGCCGAATAGATGCTAACTTTCGCATCGCCCAATCCGCTTTGAAGTCATCATCAATTACAAATGCTTCGCGAACTGGCTCTTCTACGATTTCAAAATCGTTTACTGCATTTTCCATGTTGTATCCTCTCGTTAGGGGAGAGGTTATACAACCCAAGTTAGATTGTCAAGTCCTCAAAACCCGAAGGATTTACCAAGATACATTGATGCACCGACAATTGTAGTGATGAAGAGCGCTCCGACTGTACGAATTACCCATTCCGAGCGGGACTCCATTTTTTCAAGCCTGTCGGTTATGTGGTTCATCGCTTGTGAGAATCGTTCGGTATCGGAGTCATAAACATCTTTTCGCAGATAAGTCTGTCCAATAAGGTGATTCATTTGTTTTACCTCTGAAGTCAAATCTTCAAGTCGGCGCATAACTTCCCCTAAAGTAGGTTGAATCTCATCTGCCATGATTTAATCCTTAAAGGCTGGACGAGCAACGCCCATAACTAAAGAGTAAGGGCGTTTTTTAAGAAACACACCGTCCCCATTTGATTGCGAACCTTTTGAACCTGAACTCGTGTTGCCTTCGTAAACCCAAAGATTGCCCTTGCCGTTATTTTTCAGAACAATGCCAACATGGTCTGGTTGAGCATCATCATCGAACTGAAAGAACGCTAGGTCGCCCGCTTGCGCCTTGCCGACTGGTACGACTTGACCCTTTTTGGTAAACCATTTGAGTCCAGCATCGCATGAGGCAAAACCTTTTTTAGTAGACGCGGCAACTAATGAAGCAACTCCAGCCTGAGCAAAAACCCATGAAACATACATAGCGCACCAAGGTTGATTATTCATTCCGTACCATTTGCCGAACTTGGTATCGTTATTTGCGCCTTCCGTGTATTTCTCGTCTACAACGGATTTTGCAATCTGTAAAACTGTTTCTTTTGTTATCACTTTGCAACAAGCCCGAACTCTTTCTCAGCCTTATCAGCCCATTTAACCGCTGGTCCAAATACGGCGCCGATTAGAACTGCGTACTGCGGTGCCATATCTGTCAAAAGTAATAATGCAACCCCAACGCCAGCGCCAAGAATATGACGAATATACGACTTAAGAAGCGACTTGCGCTTGGCGGTAAGTAAATTCTTTAGCGTTGTTTTCATGTTTGCTCCTAATGTTAGTAGTAAAAATTATACTCTATGAGTTATTTAACTCAACTAGGCTTGTTTTCCAATAACTAGCAAGTCTGAGCCAAAGGAAAGCATCCAAACGGTATCGCTGGCAGTCGGGCTATAACTATTAAGATATTTAACTTTGGGTAGGGTGTTTGCGTCACCTGCAATTTGTATGTCTACACTTGCTGGAGCGACATTAACGGCTATAACTTGCCCTTGGCGGATACGCAGTCCTTGGGGGCTGGCTTTAATTTGATTAACTAAATAATTTAAGTCCATCTAAAATCTCCTAGTTCTTCCGACAGCGCTCATCGTATCTTGCGGACTCAAGGGAATCGTAATTGAGTCTAAAACTAAAGTGGCATCAACTCCCGATGGGGTACGAGTAATTTTAATCAGGTCATAAACATCATGGGCAGGATTGACAATTTGACTCCATGAAATCTTTTCGGATGCCCCTAGAACCTTACGCAACTCAGCCTCCGCCGCTTCTTGGGCTTCTGCAACGGTGAGAATAAAGGGGGAGGATTTGAACAAAGGAACTTCTCCGTAGGTATTCACATAAGTGGGAGAGGCTGAATTATTATCAAAGGCTTCGCCAATAACTCCAATGGAAAGGTTTGTTCCCTCTCCTGTATAAACAACATAGTTATAGGACTCATCGCTCGATAAGGAGCGACTCAAAGAAGTTAAAACGGATTCTGTGTTGTCCTCATAAGTAATTAAAGGCAAGCCAACATCAGGGTCAGGAATTGGTCGCATCCGAGCAATACCATTCTCGTCAAAGTACAAATCCATACCTGCCGACTCAGCAATTTTAAGCGACTCTTTCCAAGGGTTTGATGACTGGTCAAGAGTGGGGTAGATAATATCGGTTACCTGATTGGTTGCAGGAAAAATTGTTTGTACTAACGGAAATCTATTTACTAAGATTTGTTGAATTGCTGTTTCTTTTGGTGTTGCATCATCAATATAAAACTCGTTATTAGTCCACTTTGCTCGAATAATTTTCAGGCTTCTATCTGAGCCTTGAACTGAAATGCGAATACCTTGAGGGGTATCGGTGATTTCTACGGAAGTAATAATAAAAACACCAAGCGGTACGAGTTCTTCGGTGCCATCGCCAAACTGAACTCCTCGATAAATTTTTACCTCACGATTAAAGGGCAGAAGAATTGAGGCTAATTTATCCGTTGGAACTAAAGTGTTATCTATGTCTACGAACTCAAGAGTGCATTGACGGCGGATGTCACGCCTTGAGTCAATTGTTACTTCTCCCGAAACTGGTTGGGCTGTACTAATAATTTCATTGTTCGCCATGTCATAAATCTCAACCTTTACATGGCTTATGTGAGACTTACGAACTGACGATAAAAAAGCGGGTGAGACGGGATACATTAAGGAGCCTCTACCTCAAAATAATTTACTTTGGCGTTGCGAATTAAATTATTGATGTTTCCAATTTCAGTAAAAGTTCTATCAACAAATCGAACATATTTCTGACGACCAAGCGGGTCATGGACATGAAGAATTCCTTGATAAATTAAAATAGGAAATAGGTTGTCCCATTCTGTTTCGCCCTGTGTAGTGAACTCATAAGAGCCATCGATTCCATAAATGCTTGTTGCAACTACAATAGTTTTGGATGCGCCAAGTGGCTTGAAAACTCCATAGGATTCTACGACAGATGAATTTAAGGGTTGCTGGACTCTTAATTGTGTGACACGCAAATCAGGGCTTTGAACTGCTGTAAACGACCAAATAGCGGGATTAAGAATTTGGATTGGTTCAGTTGTCGTGTAACCCGATGATAAGAGTGCCATTAGATTTCAGCCCTTGCCTTTGCTCGATAAGTTACTGTTTTATCTAAAGGTACTTCAAAATCAGTCACAGATGCTATTTGAGCAGACGAAGCCGTAACTGGACTATTTCTAACTGGTAGATAACCATTTGTACCATCGGAGCGCTCAACATCAAATGAAAAATTACTGAATCCGCCACGAGTCCAAAATGGTTCATCTCCTGCATGAAACGCAATTTTATCTACAAAGTGAATCTCACTTGACCCCGCCGAAACAATTTTAACTGCGACCAAAGCCGTGACTGCCGTCGCTGGAGCAGTTGCAGAAACTACACATTGATTAAAGGCTGATGATGAGTCTGCCTCGGCTGTTCCAAATACTGTTGAAAGAGTTGTGCCAGCGGCGTTGCGAAATACAATTCCTGTGGCTGTTGAACGCCCCGTGCTATTGGCTTTGAACTCAGCGGTTGCGGAAAACTTTGTATTAGGAGTGACGGTAAAGGCTGTTGCGGTTGTCGTAGTTGCAACCATATCCCCTGACGCTGATGCAGTCATAGACAGAGATGCTGTCCCATCAGAGCCGTGCGATGCTGTGCGACCAACTGAGCAATTAGTGAGAGCAACCCATCCGTCTGTATTTGTTTCTAAAGATGCTTGATTGATACTTAATACATTTGTGCGACCAAGGACTGTCACGGTTACTGCTCCAGTTGGAGCGTCATAAAATGCTGAAACAGTCGGTGAGGC